CGAAGAGGATGGGTTGCAGCGAGTGATGGAGAAATATAAGAGTCCCCGTGAGTTGGCCGCCAAACTGCGTGAGCTGGGATGGGGCAGAGAAACAGCCTAGGCGCGCTGCTGGATGCCATTGAAGATGAGTTTGGGCTGAAAGAAACCAGCGGCCCTCCAATTACCTTCAGGGAATTTGTCTGCCAGGTTCGCCCTCGCTACCAGTGGTATCGGCACTGCGAGATTCTAGCGGCCACATTGCAGTTGGTTGCTGATGGCGAGCTAACCAGGCTAATGGTCTTTATGCCGCCGCGCCACGGCAAAAGCGAACTGGCCAGCCGCCTCTTTCCTGCCTACTACCTCTACCGCTGGCCCCAGCGGTTTGTAGGCGTGAGCAGCTACGCCGCCGACTTGGCCTACACCTTTAGCCGTATTTGCCGCGAAAACTACCTGCAAAGTGGCGGCATCATCAAAGACGACTCGGGCCAGATTAAACACTGGGAGACGACCAAAGGCGGCGGCTTATGGGCGGCTGGCGTGGGCGGCCCTATCACGGGCAAGGGCTACCACCTGGGGCTGATTGACGACCCGCTGAAGAACAGTCAGGAGGCATTCAGCCAGACCATTCGCAGGGGTCAGCAGGAATGGTACGACTCCACCTTCGCCACCCGCGAAGAACCGGGCGGTGCGCAGATTGTGATCCTCACTCGCTGGCATGAAGATGACTTGGCCGGGTGGCTGCTGAACCGTGAGCAGATGGAGGATAACGAAACCCCAGAGCAGTGGCACGTTGTCAACTTCCCAGCGATCGCGGAGGCCAAGCCAATCGCGCTACCTCCGACCTGCACCCTAGAGGCAGACTGGCGCAGTGAGGGTGAGCCACTGTGCCCCGAGCGCTACCCGGTGGCTAAGCTGCAACGGTTTAAGAAAAATGCCTACTTCTGGTCGGCCTTGTTTCAGCAACGCCCAAGCCCGCTTGATGGCGACTACTTCAAGCGGGCCTGGTGGCAGTGGTACAGCAAGCTCCCAGAGGGAATGACGGTGGCCCTGAGCTTTGACTGTGCTTTCAAAGAAACCAGCTCAAGTGACTTTGTGGTGGGGCAGGCCTGGGGCAAGCTTGGGGCCGATTACTACCTACTTGACCAAGTGCGCGATCGCACTGACATCAACGGGACTCTGCAAATGGTCGAAAGCCTATCGGCCAAGTGGCCACAGGCAAAGGCCAAGCTGATTGAGGATAAGGCTAACGGGTCGGCAGTGATCGACCTGCTGAGGCGCAAAGTGCCGGGGCTGATTGCAGTGCAGCCAGAGGGCGGCAAGGTCGTTAGGGCCGTCGCTGTGTCGCCCTATGTTGAGAGCGGCAATGTTCACCTGCCCAGCGGTAAAGCGTGGGTGAATGATTTTGTGGAGGAGGCCGCAGCCTTCCCCAACGGTGCCCACGATGACCAAGTAGACGCGATGACTCAGGCGATCAATTGGTTGGAGCGAGTGCGCCGCGAACGCACCCAGCGGGCGCATGTGCGGGCGAATTGGTAGCCACCCCAGGGGAACTCTGCCCCCATGCAGCGCAAACCCGCCCACAATCAGCACTACGCCACTGCTGACAATCTCGACCTCTACCGAGGCGACCACTGGCCCTACTGGATTGGCCCCACCGTCGCCCCCGCCGACCCCCGCTATTCTGAGCGAATGGAGCAGTTGGAGCGGGTGTTTCAGAGCGCCAATATTCTCAGGGAGTGCGCCCAAAACTGGGTCGATGGCCTGCTATCAGAACCCTTCGCCTGGTTCCTCAAAGCTGAGGACGGCACCCGCGTGAGTGCCGAAGACGACGCCACGGCAGCCGAAGCCGAGCAGAAGCTACAGCGCTGGCTCGACCACGTTGCCCAGCACGCCGTGAACGCAGACCCGGGTGCCTCCGACTTCCCGCAGTCTGACCCGTGGTCTGAGTTTGTGCTGTCGCTGGGGGTGCTGGGCCAGGGCGGGCTGAGGCTGTGGCAACCGGCCCGCTTTGCCGATGACCCTGACCCAATCCGCAGAATCCACCTACACGCGACCCAGGCGGGATCGCTGGATATTGACCGCAGTAAAGACGACGGCTTTATTGATGCGATCGCCTACCGCGCCGCCACGGGCATCGAGCGGCAGACCATGGCAGGCGACGTGGTGAGCGTCGCCGACAAAACCAGCGGGGAGGCCATTGAGCTAGATACCGGGGGCCGCTGGCTGATCCAACACGCTACCGGTGAGAGCATCTACACCCCGAGCGTCAAACGCCTGCAAGCGGCGCTCAACCACGCCCTCACCATGATGGTTCGCAATCAGGAGGTGGCGGGGTTCCGCGAAAAGGTTTTTGGCAATGCTGAATACCCCGCCGATTCAGCGGGCAACCCCGTCTCTGTAGATAGCGGGCCGGGGCGCGACCTGTTCCTCTACGGCGTGCCGACGGGCGACGCCGCGAACCCTGGCTATGCCCCGGTGTCGGTGTTTCAGTCGGAGCCGGTAGACAACAGCAGCCTGGCCGCCGCCATCCAGGTTTATCGTTCTCTTATATATATGCAGTTTTGCCAGGGGCACCTGCTGAGCGCGGGCGACGGCACCCTGAGCGGCACCAGCCGGATCCAGATGCGCGGCCAGTTTGAGCTAAGCCTGCGGGGCTGGCGGAAACGGATCGAGAGTGCGATCGCCAGCATTCTCAATATCGTGCTGCGCCTGCTGGAATTTGAGGGCTACGAAGTGGTAGTTGAGTTGACGATCACCACGGGCAAACTCAGCCCTGAGGAGCGGGCCACCATCCTCACCGAGTACCAGGCGGGGATCATAAGCAAGGCAACGACTTTGGCGCGGTTGGGGGTGCAAGACGTTGACGCGGAGCTGGCGCTGCTGGCTGAGGAAGCGGCTGAGGGGATGGCGCGTCGGGATATACCCAATGACGCGCTGCCCGATCCGTTGGGGTTGGTGGGGGGTGTCGGGGTGGTGGTGCAGCCATGACCCGCAAGATTTTGGACACTTTAAAATGTAACGATCCGGCTCTAGATGGCCAGCTTTAGCGAAATCGAGCGCCTGATCGAGCGCTACGACACCGCCACCACGACCCTCGATCAGGCGGTGACAGACCGCATCGCCGCCAGCCTTGACGCCAGCTTCCGCCGCCTGATCGCCGAGCTACAGCGGCAATACCCCACCTGGCAGAGCCAGGGCAGCCTATTCGCCAGCCAACGCCGCCTGCTGTTGGTGACGGAGTTGGGCGATCTGCTGTCGGTGGTAAAACCCGCCGATGCCCCGGCCTACGAGGCGCTGCTGAGCGAGGCGCTGCAATTGAGCGATCGCACGGGGGCAACCCTGGCCGATCAGCTGGTGCAGACCATCGATCCGGGGTATCCCTTGCAGGAGTTCACGACGATCCCCATTGAGGCTGTGGCGGCGCAGGCCCGCGACGGCGTGGGGCGGCTGTACCGCTACAACGATGATTTTAAGGCGGCGGCGAGCGGCATCGTGGAGCAGGGGCTGATCCAGGGATGGGGCACGCGCCGGGTGCAGGGGCTGCTTGAGCAAGAGCTGGGGGTGACGAAGTCGAAGGCTGAGACGTTGGCGCGGACAGAGATAATGTCGGCGCTGTCAACTGCAACGCAGGAGCGGTATGAGAAGAACGGAATCGAGTGGGCGATCTGGGCGGTGACCCCGTCAGAATCTCTGTGTGGTTGGTGCGCCGAGCGCAACGGACAAGCCTACGAGGTAGGCACGGTAAGCATTCCGGCACACCCGAGGTGCCTCTGCATGTGGATACCAGTAAAGCGCCGCTGGCTAGAGCAGGGGCTGATTGATGGGGCCGAGTATGGCGAGTTCCGCGATCGCACCCTGGCTGAGCTGGATGCCCAGGGCACTCGCCGACAGACGGGGCCGACGTATTGGGAGAAAAAAGCGGGCCTAACCGAGGCGCCGAAGCCCGTGTGGAGGCCGGGGGAACCGTAGAATAGTCGGCAGTGTAGGGCAAACATTATGCGAAAACAGAAAAAGTCAACCCTAAAACTGTCTGATATCGGCTACCCCGTAAAAGAGTTGGAAATCTCTAAAAGCCTGATCCGCAATCTCAGATCCGAAGCATTGAAACTGGTCAAGTCCATGGAATATGCAGGCACTTGCGGGAAGCCGCTTCATATCATCAAAGTGAGACCAGTCGGACTTAATTCAGCCGTCCTACAGCATATCTCCATACAACTTGCGTTTGAGGCTATAGATAGACGTGGGGTGCACACGCCTCAGCCAATCATTGATATGGACACCGACGACATAAGCGAGCAGGATCTCAGCGACTTTAACTGCTTCATCAACTCTTCCCGACGATTGGTAGCGACACCCCCCTAGGGGAACCCTCCCCCCAGGTAGATACACGCACAAC